TGGTTCGTTGCCCAGGTTGTAACTTTATCTAATTGTCGAGGTGTTAATTTTAAAAGATCTCGTGTGCCATAATATTTTTCTGCTAAGAAATAAATTTTATTAGACATCTTTTTTTGATACTTGCTCATGCTCTATTAATCTTTCTCTTAAAATCTTTGAACCGCCAACTCGAACATTAATGATACCATTATAGTAATCATCAGTTTCCAGAACGCGTCTATCAAACTGTTCCTTGGCCTCTAGATAACTCATTTCGCCTCTACTTTTACAAAAATAAAGTATTTCTTTTGTAAATTTTTCTATGCCTAATGCAGCAATGTCTGCGTTTAACTTATCTGACGAACCTGTATAGTCTCGCCAGTCGCTTTCTTTAGTGCCACGTCTTTTGTTTTTTCTGCCTTTGAGTGGTGGTTTAGTTGTTTTAAATTGAGATAATTTTTTGCCTACGTATTTTTTATTATTAGTTGTGTTTGTAATGAGGTAGACAAATCCAACATAATCATTTGGAATACTTTCTACCACTTCACCTTTATACGTCCAATGCATAAAGGTAGTTATGCCTTAGTTATTTTTCATTGCCTTGATCTTGAGCCTTTTTGCGTTTACGTTCTGACCATATTCTGTTACGTTCATCACGTATTTCTTTTTGCCTTTTATCAGCTAATTTTCTCATCTTTCTAACTACTTTAGAAATTTTCCAATAGCCGCGAACAGAGTACTTGCGTTCCCACTGTTCCATCTGTTGTCCGTATTCGACAACAGCCTTCATAAATTCGTCGTGTGAATCATCTTTATCATCCATCGACAATCTCCAAATCTGTTTCATAGGCTGTAAAGCCGTTCTCTTTGATAACTTTTAGAATATTATTAACACGTCCGATTAGCTCATCTTTGTGCGAGATTAGATAGATATTCTTCTGTCTATCTCTAGTCATCTTTTTAAGTACCGCAAGTGAACTTTCAACACCTGCGCTATCCATGCCGCTGTCAATAAGTTCGTCAATAAACAGCAAGTTAATATTTTGATATAGACTTTCCCAAACATCTCTAAATGCAAAGCTAAGTCCTAAGATCAATCTATTTCTTTCGCCTCTGCTTAGGTTATCAAAGTCTAAGTCTTGTCCAAGCTGAGTAATTTCGACATTAAGATCGTTAAGAAATTTAACTTGATGCGGTAAGCCAAGCTTGTCTAGGTAGTAAGTAAGTCGATTGTTTAGATAAGCTAAGTTTTGATCAATAATTTTCTTTCTAATAAAGCTATCTTTATTAGTCAAAAGTTTAAGCAAGAATTCTTGGTGATCCTTAAATCCATTTAATTCATTAATAACATCCCAACTAATTTCTTGCATAGCCGAAGTATTCAATTCGTCAATCTGACTCTGGTAAGGATCATCATCTGCTTCACGATTAGCAAGCGCCATTTTTAGATTTTCAACATTGCCTCTGTGTTCGTAAGCTTCTTTCATTGTTTCATAAAAAGTATTGGGTCTACCGTTAATATCGCCAATTTTTTCGAGCTTGTTAAAAACTTTTTCGAGCTTTAGATCAATTTCGGTTTGATACTTGATAGCTTCTTCGAGTTCTTTGTTTTTAGATACAGAAAGTTCGTCTAATTTTTCTGCATGTAGTGCCTGTCCGCAAGAGAAACATTTTGCATTTTTTAATTCGTCAATCTCTTCGCTTGCCTTTTCAACAGAACGATTTGCTCTGATTAAAGTACTTTCAAGAGAAGACTTCTCTTTGTTTAGTGCTTTAATTTCTGCATTGTGCTTTTCCCAATTCTGCAATTGATCGTGTGATTCGAGCTCTGCATCAATGTCGACTTTTTCTAACTCTTCGATTGCTGTTCTTAGCTTCTCAGTGTCAGTTCTTTTCTTAGCAAGCCAAGCACGTTGATTCTTCTCAAGATTACCAATTGTGTTTTGAATTTTTTCGTTTGAAGATTGAATAGCATTAATTTTTAAAGTCTCTTCGGTAACAGCATCTTTGGTTGCTCTAATTTCTTCTTTAAGCGTATCAGCTTTTTCAGTAAGTATGGTAATTCCAAGCAATTGTTCAATAATTGCTCGTTGGTCATTAGCCCGCATTGACAGGAACGGTTCGCTGTAGGTGTTAAGTGCTACAATGTGTTTGAACATATCGTGACTCATGTCTAACAGTTCATTAATTTCGCGTTGTGTATCTCTACTATCGCCCTGACTTTCGTTGTCGACTTGCTCTTGGTTGTTGATGTAATATTTTAAGAAAGTAGGCGAACGCCCGCGTTCGATCCTGTAGTCGACGTTGTCTTTTTCAAAGGATAATGTAACCACCATTCCTTTGTGATTTGTCTTGTTTATTAGGTTATTTTTCTTAATATTTGTTAGAGCACCGCCATACAACGCATACGACAACGCATTAATAATTGTAGTCTTGCCAGTGCCGTTACGAGAACCGCTGTCGTCCCCGCCTTGGTCTAAATTTTCGCCTAAAACCAGTGTTAAATCTTCTCTGTCAAAATCAACAGCCTGGGTTTGATTACCCACACTCATAAAGTTTTTTACTGTTAAATTTTTAAATTTTATTCCCATTAAGTTAACCCATTGTAAATATCAAGTAATAGCTTTTTGTCAAAATTTTGTGTATCAAGGTCAGCTATTTCTTCTGCTACTATTTGATCAACACTTGCAAATGCAGAGATGTCTAACTCTGAAGTAATTTCTTCTAAATGCTTTTGCTGCATTAGTGTAATTTCTCTGCAATTGTACTGATTGATAAATGTTTCTTTTAAGAAGCTAGCTTCTTCGAAGCTAACAGGAATGTCTAGTTCGACACGAAGATACATTTTATCTTTCATGATACTATCTGTATCATCGAGTAACTGAGACAGTTTAAGTGTACGATACTTAGGACCTTGTTCCCAGTTAATGTACTCTGGTTCACCGTCATTTTCACGATCTAAAATCATCATTCCTCTATCGTCGTCCCACGCATCTGCGTAGTTGTGAGGGAAGGCATTACCGATGTAATGAATGTTTTTTTGATTTTGTCTAGCGTGAAAATGTCCTGTGAACACATATTTAGGTTTGGTTAAATGTTCTGATTTTAGGTCATTGTGATCGGGCATACGAACTTTAGCATTCATTAAGAATGTCGGTAGTTCGAAGTGTCCGAACATGTATTTGCAATCAAGCTTGGCAACTTTCTTCCATTCGTCGGCTACTAGCCACGGGACTAGAGCAACGTCGTCAATTACAGTCATATCTTCAACAACTGTAATGCCATCGATATGTCTTGCAAACTCAGTTGATTTGATATCACGCTTATCTTTGTAATACAAATCGTGATTACCTGCAAATATGTAAAACTTTTCAAATGCAGCACCTAACTTTTCTAAACTATGCAAGCCTGCTTGCATAGTTGTTAGGTTGAGGTTGTTTCTGTTGTGGTTCCAATCGCCACAAAAAATTCCAGTCTCGCATCCATTAGCTTTTGCAGTTTCAATGTACCAGTCTACAAAGTCCTCGCAATCTTGATTGTGTGTTCGTGAATTACCCTTCATTCCAAAATGAATGTCGGTAAAAACGGCAGCTTTTTTGAACAAGGTTTAATCCTTACTTTTATTTTATAAGTATATGATAATTAAAAGAAAATGTCAACTATTTTTTTTGTTAGTAAATGGAGTAGCGTCTGCTTCTTCGTTGCGTTTAATCGCTGCATCCCATTCGCCGCTATGCAAGCGTGTATAGCTTGGATTTAAGTTGTTCATTTCAAGTATATCATCTCGTATGTTCTGATTTCTTTTTTCTAAGTTAATCACTCGGACAAAGCTGTTAGTCACAGCAGCAGTATAATATGCAAATGGATTGTTTGATTTAGATTCATCAAACTGAAGTCCAATCTGACTTAGCTGAAGTATAGCTTGTCCCTTCATTTCGTCATTGTATGTGTATCCTCTGACATTGCCTCTAGTAGCATATCTGTCAACTAGTTTCATCCACATCATAGCTAGTTTGTTTGTAGCACGTCCGTGGTCCTTTGAAAAATGGCCATTTTCCATTCCGCCGATCCAATGACTTTTTCCAACAAGGATAATATCACCGTCCTCATTAAATTTATAATGATGAAATGGTGGAAAGTTTAGTTTAGTTTTTGTGTCAGCAATTGTTTTAGGATTCTTTTTACGCCCCGGTTCTTCGGGAATATGATCAAATGTCATTACACGGAATATTAGTTCTTCTTTTTCAATAGATTTGTAATCGACTTCGCAATCAGCTTGTTTGACCTTTTCGCCAGCCATCTTTCGTTGTTCATATGCTTCTGAGCTTAGCCGTTTGGACTTGTTGCGTTTTGCTTCTGCAATAGTGCGAATATTGATTTTTTCAACGTCGGGTAAAATTATATCAAAATGTGCGTATTCTGGCGAAGTAAAAGAATTATAAGTGTTTTTTGACTTGTGTATTTCTGCTAAAAGATCCTTATTATTAAGGTAATTTCTTTTTCTCAATGGATTCTCCAATTTATTTTAATTATAATATATGTATTTAATTTTGTCAACTAAATACTACATAGGAGACTAGAATTGGCTATTAATATTATAAATTCGATTAATACGTTTGGAACAGCTATTAGATCAGGCACACAAGCACTTGATGCATTTGTGTCAATGACTCCTATTAGAGCTATATCTAACATTAGGTCAGCAACTGCATCTTTTGATAACATTATATCAGGTACAAGAGACGGTTTACGAAACCTCGGTACTGCAACAAGAATGAGTCAGAATGCTTTACAAGGTGTTACTTCTGGAGCCAATCCAGCAGCACCAGAGAGAGTGATTGCAAGTATCAGAAATAGTAATGCGGTTGCTGATGCAGCAACTGGTGACTGGAGAGTTAGTCTTCGTGTTCCTACAGAGATACAAGGCGGTTATGTGCTCGAACCTCTAATTACACAAACAACTGGAAGAATGGTATTTCCATTTAATCCTGTTGTGTTAATCAGTCAGCGTGCAAACTATGATGCTATAGCACCAACACATACAAATTATCAATTCCATGCATATCAAAATAGCCAAATAGATGACATTACAATTACTGGCGATTTTTATGTAGAAAATGAAAACGATGCAAGATACTGGATAGCCTGCATACATTTCTTAAGAACAATGACAAAGATGTTTTATGGAAATGGCCCTAGAGTTGGAGCGCCACCGCCGTTGTCAAGATTAAACGGTTATGGCAAATATGTGTTAAACAATATACCTGTTTTAATTACCAACTTTACAGTAGATTTACAAAGTAATGTAGACTATATACCATGCACTATTGTTCAAGGCGAAGAGCCGAACTATGTTCCTACACATAGCACAGTCTCGGTAACATGTACACCGAATTATGCACGCCGAAGCCACAGCAAATTTAACTTAAAAGAATTTGCTAATGGTGTATTTGTTGGCGGCGACGAAGGATTTAGTTAATGCGATCACTTAGCCCATATGCAAGAACAGATATTACAAAATCGGGATATTTAGATATATTAAATGTTATACCGGTCCCGGCAGCAAGTAACGATATACTCTATACAATAACAACAGCTTATACATATCGTCCTGATTTGTTAGCACACGATTTGTATGGCACAAAGGATTTGTGGTGGATATTTGCCCAAAGAAATCCAGATACAATTAAGGATCCTATTTTTGACTTTGTCGCCGGTACACAAATATATTTGCCTCAAGAACAAAATTTAAAACAAAGTATAGGATTATAAATGGCGTTTAATCTGAGCAGTTTAAGTTCAAATTTTAGTAGCAGTCTTAGTACAGCTCGGTCTAGTCTTACTAGTGTTAATTCTGGATTAAGTTCAGCTGTTAATAATCTTAATTCTAATATTTCCGATATCGGAAATATAGGTGCAGATCTTGGAAATATTGCTAACACTATTGATAGTGCTATTGCAGGTCCAGCTTCGAAAATTAACAATTTTACTTCAAGTATTACTGGCGAAATTGATAACGTAGTTAATAATTTTTCTAATCAATTGTTAACAAGTAATAAACAAATTGTTAATGCACTTGGACAAGTTCAAAATGTATTCAATGAAACTGCAAAGATTACCGACAAT